TGCAGGAGTTTGGTCAGGCTTTTGAAGAGTTCAAAAAAGCTAATGACGAGAAACTGGAAAACCTAGAAAAGGGTATTAGTGATGGTATGCTTGACAGCAAAATAGAGAAGCTAGAAGAAAAGCTAGATTCTTTAGAAGATGTTAAAGCTGCTATTGATAATACCAAAGCACAACAAGAGGGTGTAGCTGAAAAGGTTGAGCATTTAGAAACTGTTCTCACAAGACCAGAATCTGGATTTGATGCCAAATCAGTAGACACAACTTGTCAAGCGTTTGAAAATTACTGCAGAAAAGGTATAGAAAAACTATCTGATGCAGAAAAGAAAGCGTTAACTGTCAGCAATGACACAACTGGTGGATATTTAGCTCCGCCTGAATATGTGAGAGAACTGTTAAAAACAGTAACAGAGATTTCACCTATCAGACAGATCGCTAAAATTCGTTCTACAGGTCAGAGAAGTATTCAAGTTCCTAAAAGAACTGGACAGTTCTCAGCAGAATGGGTCGCAGAAAGTGGCACAAGAGCAGAGACAACTGGCTATCAAGTAGGCTTAGAAGAAATACCTGCACACGAGCATTACGCTTTAGTAGATATTTCTGAACAAGACCTTGAAGATACAGTCTTTGATTTAGAAGCAGAAATGCAATCAGAGTTTGCAGAGCAATTTGCAAAAGCTGAAGGTACAGCGTTTGTATCAGGTAATGCAGTAGGAAAACCAGAAGGCTTCATGACCAACTCAAGTGTTGGCGAAGTAGTATCTGGTAATGCAACTGCGATTACTGCTGATGGACTTATCAGCTTAGTACATGGTATTAAGTCTGAGTACGCTAAGAATGGTACTTTTGTTTTCAACAGAACCACTCTTTCTTCTATCAGAAAACTAAAAGACACTGCAGGTCAGTATGTGTTCCAAGCAGGAATGATGCTAACTGGTGGTGTAACAAACACTGTTCTCGGTTATCCATATGTGGAAGCTACTGATATGCCAAGTGAAGGTTCTAATACTTTCCCTGTGGCGTTTGGTGACTTCAACAGAGCATATATGATCGTTGACAGAGTTGCTATGGCGGTCTTGCGTGACCCATTTACACAGGCTACAACTGGTAATGTTAGATATGTTGCTAGAAGAAGAGTCGGTGGACAGGTGGTTACTGCTGAGGCTATCGTTAAACAAAAATGTTCTACATAAGGAGTAATAAATGAAAGATTTAAGTAATAATATTAGTCCTGCTGTGAGTTTAGCTGCTGCAGTGAGAACTGCTGCTGCCAATGGTACTGGCGTTGATCTACAAGGTTACGAAAGTGCCACTGTGTTAGTAGATGTCGGTGCAGAAGGCGATACTCTCTCAAGCTCAGTACATTTTGAAGTTTCATTAGAGGAATCTGATGACAACTCAACTTTTACTGATGTTGCACAAGCATCCATAATTGATGGAACTATCGCTTCTGGAGGAATCTTCTTGAAGTTAGATGGAACTACTGGTGGTGACCCTGATACTACAGGTGGCATTTTCAGAGTCGGTTATGTTGGCAACAAGAGGTATATCAGAGTTGTATTAGCTAAAACTGGTACTCATTCAAATGGAACACCAATAGGTGCGATGGTTGTACGAGGCAGTGCTAGACACTCAACTGATAACGACTTTACAGCACATAACGCTTAGTAAAGCATTTGGGTTTGGGGTAAGTTCGGTATGTTTTCACTTACCCCACCCAATTAAAGGAGAATAAGATGGCAAATAAAAGTTTTAAAATTGTTGTACCTAAAGTTGGTGCAACTAATGAATTAGGCACAGAATCTAAACTTTATGTACATAACGAAGTAGTAGAGGCAAAAGAGGAATGGCAACAAAGTCTAATGGAGGCTTTTGTGCAAAATAACTGGGCAATGGAGATCAAAGTAGAAGATACATCTGATTTAGAAACTACCGAGCCTGTTAGAGCAAGAAACGAAAAAGGACACTATGTCGCTGATGACCCAAGTACGCCTGACATAAATGAAGCCTATGAAGGTGGTGTTGCACCTAAAAAAACAACTAAAAAGAAATCTACTAAGTCTACTGCGAAGAAAACTACTAAAAAATAATCTTCCTAGACAAATAGTGGTAAGATAAAAAAGAGCAGAAGCTGATAAATGGTAGATACCATGCAAACTATAGGATTTATTATTAATGAGTGCAGGTTATCATCATTTCATCATAGAGCAGGGTGCAACATTTGGACAAACTCTGACTCTCAAGGACAGTAGCGATACGCTAGTCAATCTGACTGGGTATTCATCTGCGGAGATGGATTTAAGAGACACCCCAGACGCTTCGGCAACAATCCTAACCCTAACCACAGCAAACAACAGAATCGCTTTAGGAGGCACAGCAGGAACTGTGACCTTAACCATTTCTGCTTCAGATACCGCAAACATGGCAGTAGGCGATGGACATTATGATCTTGAAATAGTCAATTCGGCAGGTAATGTTTATAGAATCATGGAAGGCACTTTTAGTGTCAGAGGTAATACAAGCCGATGAGTACAGTCAGTCAAATTACAGTCACCGATGTTAGTCAGATATCGGTAGTCACCGCAGGTACTCAAGGTGTCGCAGGTCCTAATACAATTTTAGGAAGAAGTGTAGCTGATAGCACTGCAAGTACCGCAGGTTCATTATTAGTTTACGATCACAGCAATACACAATGGGTAGATAGCCAAAGCTCTGCAGCTCAGTCTTTAAACGCAAAATTATTTAATCTAGGCTTTACTTCTGGTGGAGCTGTTGTCACAGGTGTATTAGATGAAGATAACATGGGGTCAAATAGCAACACAAAACTTGCTACTCAACAATCTATCAAAAGTTATGTAGATGCCCAAAACGCAGCACAAGCGGTCAGTTTTCAGGGCGATACAGGTGGCAATCAAAGTGTCACTATCAATACCGAAGTTCTTAATATTGCAGGTGGTACAGGCTTAGATACAGTAGGTTCTAGTAATACACTTACTATCAACATAGATAGCACAGTAGCTACGCTTACTGGCTCACAAACATTAACAAACAAAACTTTAACCTCGCCAGTCCTAAACTCAGTTGATCTGAATGGTGGGGATATAAGTTCAGACACTGTTATTAACAAATCCCCCCTAATCACACTTGCAGGAGACCTTAGCGGTAGTGCCACTCTCTCCCTTTTGGGCAACGCCACTCTTACTGCAACTATTGTTGCTAACAGTGTCGCCTTAGGTACAGACACTACAGGCAACTATGTTGCAACTTTAGCAGCTAGTAATGCAGGTATAGATGTCGCCAATAGCGGTGCAGAAACCGCAGGGGTCACAGTTGGTCTAAATACTGAGTATGTCCAAGATTTAGTAGGAGCAATGGTCTCTAGTAATACCGAGAATGGTATTACAGTCACTTACCAAGATGCCGATGGCACAATAGATTTTGATGTAGCCGACCCTGTTATTACCTTGAGTGGTGATGTTGCAGGTAGTGCGACAATGACAAACTTGGGTGATGTAACAATCTCCACTACCATCCAAGCTAATTCGGTGGCACTTGGTACTGATACAACTGGTAATTACATCGCTACAGTAGCAGCAGGAGAAGGTATAGATGTCTCAGGCAGTGGTAGTGAGTCCGCAGGTATTACCATAAGTGCAGAAGATGCCACCGACTCTAATAAGGGTATCGCTAGTTTTGATAGCACTGACTTCTCGGTATCAAGCGGAGCTGTAACTTTACAAGCTGAGAGAGTTCAAGACATTGTTGGTGCAATGGTCAGTAGCAATACTGAAAGCGGTATTGCAGTCGCCTATCAAGATGCAGATGGTACATTAGACTTCAACGCAGATGACTTCACGATAGCATTATCTGGTGATCTATCAGGTTCGGTGACGATTACCGATCTAGCCAGTGCTACTTTGACTGCAACGATTGTCAATAACGCAGTTGCACTAGGCACAGATACGACAGGTAATTATGTAGCTACTATCACAGCAGGTGAGGGTATTGATGTCAGTGGTTCTGGCTCAGAGACTGCAGGAGTCACGATCACCGCAGAAGATGCTACCGATAGCAACAAAGGTATTGCTTCTTTTGACAGTACAGATTTCACAGTCAGTTCAGGTGATGTCACGCTTAATTCAGAACGAGTACAAGACATTGTTGGAGCTATGGTTAGTTCTAACACCGAAAGTGGCATAGCGGTTACTTATGAGGATGGTGATGGT